GTTATCTTATATTGTTATGACTATGCTTTATTATAATCAGAATTGTGCTTTGCATTCGTTGGGCGCAAACCTTAAATCATGGTATGCTGTTGGGATGAGTCCATTTTATGGACAATGGAATTCTTTTGCCGAGTTTTTAAAATCCCGTGGTGATAAAGTTCATTGTTTGGACATGTCCCATATGGAAGCGTCTCTTTCATCGCGCATTCTCGAAACTGTTTATAGTTTGCGAAATAAATTTGGCGATGTTGGATCCATCAAAGCTCGAGCTTGGGTTTTTGATAACCTATGTTATAGCAAAGTACGCGACCTCTTGGGCCGTTTATTGATAAAGTTGGGGATGAATCCCTCCGGAAGTCTTAATACCTTGGATGACAACACTATTGCTTTGTTGTTTATAATTCTTTATGCCTTATCACGTAAAGGATTGACCGATTCCGAAATTATAGACTTTATTGAGGAATTGGTTGCTGGTAAATTGGGCGGTGATGATTCTATTTTCAATTCACACCCTTTGTTGAGCGACTTACCGATTTTGGCTTCAGAGCTTGGTTTTAAGGCAGAATATGAGATACAACCTGGTAGCCCCTTGCACGAAGCTACCTTTTTTTCATCTGGTTTTCATTATGATTTGAAGCACAAAATGTTTATACCCAAGCCCAATTTTGATAAGTTATTATCTGGGTTGTATTGGTGGCGTAAGGAAGATTCTTGGAGATTAGTGCTTGCGAAGTTGTGTGCTTTGCGTGTTCTTTTCTATCCTTATCCGGTACAATTCAAGCAAGTTGAGTCGCTTATTGATTTTGTTTTTGATAAACATGATGATGATTTGCGTAGTGAGAAGAGACTTGATGAGAAGGTCTCTTACTCACAACTAATGACTTTGATGTTGAGTACGGAGCAAATGGAATATCTTTGGTTTGGTTTGGAGAGCAAAAATTCATTCATCGCACAAGACGTTGTAGATGATATATTGGATTATTTGAGTTTTTAGGTTGCATTAAATTCACGCCTAAAAATTTTTTAGTTAGTTTTTGATGTTTTCTTTCGTTGAAATCTTTCTTTTGTTTTTGTCTCTCTTTCTTGTGTTGCTCTTCTTTTCTCTTTGTTATCTCTCTCATCGATGTCTTCAACCAAATCTACCACCCCCCCTCGACCCAAACCCACTCCTTCATCAAAACCAACCTTAAAATCTCACAACCCAGTTGACTTGTCGCCTAAGAATCCTTTTTCTGCCGCAGGTCACTCCAATTACCTCGAAAAACGCCTTTCTGCTCTTGAACATGGTTCTCTCACCAATCAAAAGCACACAAAAACGCTCGGAGAGAAAGTTGAAAAAGTTTCGCATCTCAGTTCCGAGCTCAAAAACCATCCCGCGATCCGAGCAGCTGATGGCCGCGAGCGTGTTCTTGCAGCCGGACGAGCCGCATTGCGCGATGGTTTTGCCGCTTCTCCTCCCTCCTTGGGATTCAACAGTTTTTACCCGATAGCGCGTGGTACTGCTTACGCTCGTAGTCAGTTTAATTTAAATGCTGATGGTAGTGGGGTAATTTATGTTAATCCAAATTTCAATAATTTGTATGCAACAGAAAATACTGCTTTTAGTACGCTCAAAGGTTCTTTAGCTTGGCAGCCAGCAACCAATGCTAGTGTTGAGTTAGC